ACATCAGAAATCCTGACATCAGGAATTTTTCCTGACATGGCTTTTCCAAAGGAAAATTCTTGGAAAAATTTGTCAGGAAAAATTTCTGATGTCAGGATTTTTTTCGCCATCAAAGTTTAACAAAAAAAGTTTAACAAAAAGCAAAGACGATCAATAGAGTCAAAAAAACTCCATTAACGATTAAAATCCTTTGATTCTATTGATTCTTTTGTGATTGTTTGACTATGTCATAAACTTCATCAAGAAAATTATCGTAATCATATTGAACAAATTGTTCATATGTTCCAGTCCAATCATAATAATCTTTCATGTAATTTAATACTTTTGTTTGTGTTCTTCCTTTTTCTATATTAAATGATTGATCAAAATCAATCAAGTACACTCTATCTTTACCATTTATTATATTTCCCAGATGCAAATCACCATGACAATATCCAAGTGCATGCATTTTGTCAACAAGTTCATGAACATTATTAATAAAAATACTAGCAATAATATTAGTAGTATCATTACCATTAAGAGCTACTGATTCAATAAATTCGTAAACAATTTCTAAATTGTCGTAACTATGTGATAATACCTGTGGACTAATTCCATTAGATGCCATTATTTTAGATATTTTTAATGAATTGGTAAATGTTGATCTATTACTATATTTCTTAGTATACGTTTTACTTTGTGTATTACTTTGTGTATTAGTATCCATTTGTTCTATTTATTCTTTAGGAATAGTTGGAATAAAACAAAGTAAATAAAAATTTATTTTTATTCTTATTTGATTTAATCTTTTGCTTAAGATGATGATGTAAATGGTTCAATAAAGAACCAGCTCAAACTCGCATCTTGACTTCTACTAACAAGTTTAATATTATCTTCGTCAACAAAAGAATCAACTTGTTCATTTGTATAAACGTCATTACAAACTTTGATTGTACTTTCTGTATCTTCGTTACTATTAATAAAATCTTCGACTGTATCAACATAAGCTTTTGTTTTTACAGTCGATTCAAGAGTAATATGATGTTGCTTATAAGAATGATCGTATTTAATGTCGTTGTATGATAATAGTACATCTTTCAAATATTCATTTCCTGAATTAATAAAAAGAGTTTGTGTCCCATAAGAATCAGTATATGACAGCTGATAATATGTCATTGCTTCTGTAGATGCCATTTTTTGGTGTTTTTGGTATAACTTTTATTTAAAAATAGTAATTCGATAAACACAGAATTTTGAAATTTTTGATCATTTTTTCTTTATTTGTTACAAAGTACTGACTACAAAAAGATTCAAAAGATACAATTAAAATGGCTAAATTAAAAGTTTTGAACGTGCTAGAGCTGAACTTGCAGATTCAGATGTAAAGAAGTCTAAATAATCTTTTTCGCATTACAGGCAAAAATATGACATGCTAATATGTTACATAACTTTTTGTGAGCAACTTTTATTTCTCTGGCCAATTTGCTAGTAGCACAATCTTCATCAAAATTGCCATCAACTGTATCTCTTATGTTTGTAATTAATTTCTATTCCACATACTAGATCCAGTAGATCAGAATTATTCTTACTGTCTTTGCAATATGTTTCTACCATATTAGTAAAATCATTATTTAATATGGTATTCATATAACTGATATTATTATCAGCATCAATCGTTATAACTGTTCCTATAGCTGTCCCAGTAGACATAATTTATTTATGTTAAATATTAAAATAATTTATTTTTTTTACAAAGTAAAATTAAATTACTTTGGTTCTATTAGAATGTTCCTCGAGTAAGGGAGTAAGGGAGCTATGGGGGACATGCTGTCCCCCAAGCATGTCCCCCACTCAGTAGAATATATAATCAAATTCAAACAAACTTCTATCTATTATTACATCACCTGCCTCATCAACATCAAGGTGGAATGTATTTATTGGAGGATCATAAGTCTTCATTTCAATTGTCTTATCAAAATCTAATTCTAGTTTGAATGCACTTGTGCCCATTGGAACAAATTGTCCAAACATAACATTTGACGAAACACCTGTCATATTATCTATGTCGTTATAAATAGCACCATTAACAAGTTGTGTCACAGTCTCCTCAAATGTTGCACGACCTAGAATACCAGCTTCACTCTTATTCACACCATGACGATCAACACTAATTAACCACCCTTCAGATGTCATGCCATCTGCTAAAATGGTAGAATGAACTCTGTTTGTACTTCCTCCTAGCAAGAGATCAACTTCTCTTATTAAACATTCACGTGCCACTTCAATTCCGTAAAATGCATACATTTCCCAAAAATTATTCGAATAGAACTTATTAGGATCTGATCCAATAACATGCAATAATTCATATATGTTACATCCAGTTGTTCTAATTTCATAAGAAATATTCTTCTCATCCTCTTTGTATCTCTTGTCCTTATTGGATTCATCATTCATCTTGAAATATTCAATATACTGTTTGTCAATTCTTGTAACATATTCACCATCGATTAACACTTCTTTTTCAATCTTTTTGTAGTATGTTTTATCAATACCTTTAAGTCCCTTAATACTTGTATCTAACAAGACAGTCTTAAACTTTTCAATTATCGTTTCAAGATTATCCTCTTCATTTGCATTTATGGTCATGCTACTTACATTAGCATCTGTGTCATCAGCATCTTCATCAGGAATAATAACACTTGTGTTTCCAGCGATTTTAATTAAGATCTTATCGCTACTAATAAGATTGTCAACATTTGTGGAAGGAGAGAAAACCTTTTTACCTCCATGAGTCTGGAAGAATTTCACGAAATGAATAGGCTTAATGCTTGCAATCATAGATTTGTTATATTCAATGTAACAATAAATACGAACACCTTCAATAACAAATTTGATATTGTTTATAATGTTCTTAAATGATACAAATTTAATGTTTTCACTAATACTTTTACATGTCTCTTCAGTAATAGAATCATTCATTCCAACAATACTATATGGTGTCTTTGAATTACGTGTAATAGCCATACAATCTCGCAAACGTTGCACACCACCTTTAGGTTCGTCATCAAATCCAATATTATGGAAAGTATCAAGAGAGAGCTGTGTAGTAGGTTCTCCAAGAGATTGTGCACCAAGTGTACCAACATTTTCGCCCGGATTAACAATATATTCTGTCAATTTGTATTGCAAATGTGTAACAAGTGATTCAAACGCTACTTTACTAATGCGACGCTTTAAAATAAGATACTTAGAATTCAAGTGCAATCTAAGAAGGGTCTTATATGGTGCCAAAACTTTATCACTCACCTTCTTATTTCTACACACTTGCAATGAATCACATAACTGATTTACCGAATTAATTATCTCTTCTGGAGTAATATCGACCGGATCTGTGTCTTTTATAAGAAACTTATCAATAAAATTATCAACTGTTCTACTAACATTGACTGGATATTGAAGTGTTGGTTTGTCAGCGCCCATAAACATCTCCTTTTTCAATTCACGTGTTTCTTCATATAATCTATCAAACTCATGTTGAATCAGTATCTTTGCATGTGAATCTGGATTCCAATCAACAGTTAGTATTTTATTGAGAATAGCATAATCATGATCATTATATTCACACATATATGCAAGTCGAGTTTTACTGAAATTGACGAATGATGCAGATTGATGTTCGTTAAATGTCGGATCAAATCCATTACCATAAATGTTTTGAATAATGATATTGTTCTCATTACGAACTGTACCATCATAAGCAAGTCTCAAATTCTCAAGAATCTTTTCAAAACGTCTCTGAATATACCCAGTTTCAGATGTCTTAATAGTTTTACTGATAACACCTTCACGACCAGAACCAGCATGATACCAGTATTCAAACGGATTAAGACCAGACACGTATGAATTTGTAACAAATCCATGAGATTCAGCTAACATATTAAACTTAGCATAATGAGGGAGAGTTCTGCCAAACAACTGATCGACAATCCATGTTCCATCTACAAGCTGTTGACCAAGAAGTGTTATAATTTGATTAATGTTTGCAGGCTTACCTTTGGATCCACAATCTATCATCTTAAATGTTGAGTTTCCTCGATATAGACTATTTGGATTAGTCTTCTCAGATTCACTAATAGCTGACACAGTGGCTTCTTCAGTGATCTTTCGTGCTTTACCGACAATTCCTAGGATCTTTTTAATATAGCAATCGTTATCTATGACACATTCATATTCATCTTTACTGTTTGCTTTGACCCTTTCAATAAATTCGTAAGATTCTTTTAGCTGTTCATTGATTGTATTACTGTTGGCATTCATAATTTTTTGGTCAATAAAACAATCACTTAATCCGCAACTAAATCCAATAATAGCTAACCAATCTATTGCAAGAATGCCAATATTATTGATAAAATCTTTTGCAAATTCAGGACCACAATCATTAAATATGATATGAATAAGACCACCTGCACCAGTTCCAAGAGATTTCTTATCAAGTGCATACTTTTCTGAAGAAACCTTACCGTTGTTAATAACTAACTTGTCAGATGTATAATTAATTGGTGGCATAATACCAGACAATATGTCACACACTTGTACCTTTAATGCATTTAGTTGATGTCTGTTAGTGATAGGTGGCAATTTTACATAATTCTTATTGAATCCGTAACATCTCTTTGTAATTGACATGTAGTCACCATAAGATATCTCTTTTTCTTTTGCAAGAAGATATGCACCCAACAAGGAATCTTGAACTAATCCAATAACTGGTGCACTTGATTGTGCACTGACGATTTGATTAGAAACATTTACAATATACTTTAATTCAGCAACTGTTTCATAATTTTGTGGTAGATGCAAGTTCATCTCATCACCATCAAAATCAGCATTATAAGGTCCCGTAACATTTGGATTCATTTGAAGAGTTTTGTCATTCTTGATAACTTTAATTTTGTGTGCCATGATACTCATTTTATGGAGTGAAGGCTGTCGATTAAATATAGCCATATCACCATCCATAAGATGCCTATAAACAATATCACCATATGCAAGTCGTACTTCTTTCTTGGTAAATGCCAAATTGATCTTTTTTGATTGAGATTTTTTAAGTACACTCTTAACACGATTTTCTTTCATCATCTTGTTTAAGAAATGAATGTTGTATGGTGTAACTTTCTCAGGATAAGTCAAATTTCTGCAAACCTCTTCCGGTACTCCTACTTCATCAATAGATAGTAGGTGATTGCATGAAATTACAGAACGAGCGGATCCATCAACTCGCTTACCCATAAGATGACTTCTGAAACGGCCTTCTTTACCTCCTGCTCTTTCTCTGAAAGATTTCAATGGACGACCTCCATTTTTGTGAACTGCTTTTGGGAGCCCAGATGTATTATTATCAACAAGCGTAATAATATTATATTGAAGTTGTTTTTCATCTATTGTTGCATTGCCGGCAGATCCATCTGCTTCTCCAGATTTTAAATGCGCAAGAAGTTTATTGTTACACTTAATAATGTCATTATATTTTAATGTTAGATCATCGTCAGAAGATTTGCCAGAATCTGTTTTAACTGTTGGTCTGACAGTTGGTGGAGCGACAGGCAAATAAGTGAAAATCATCCATTCTGGTCTTGATGTTGCTGGATTAAGTCCTATTGCGAGACAATCATCATCTGAAATTCTAGAAAACAGTCTTAGAACATCTGAGGCAACAAGAGTATTTGAATTATCTTTTTCTTTATCTACTTTTTTAGGTTCGCTCTTAATGCACAAGTATGTTTTATCAATAATTTTCTTGTATTTTCTGGTAGGTTTCTCACAAATGGGGCAAGCAGTGACAGTTTTTGCCATCTTTACTGCAGTATTGAAACGAGTTTTATTTGAGCCTTTAAATGATGGAGTAATAAGAAGTGATGCACAATTTGGATCATGACAAAATAATCCGAGTATTTTGATGACTGCTTTAAAATATACGATATTGAACATTGGTTTTGCGAGTTTGATATGTCCAAAATGCCCCGGACAATCCCTAAATCCATATCCACATAATTTGCACATTGTATCACTGTTTATAGGACCCATTTTAGGATCACTTAATGTTCCAACAAATGTTTTTTGATCAAATGGATTATCGATTTCACAGCACGAATATTTTAAAATCTCTTGTGGACTTAAGATTGATATTGACACTTTACTAACCGTGACAACATCCTCATTATAACTTTTTGCTATATTCGGCATTCACGTATATATAAATAATAAATAATTAAAAATTATTTTCCAATTTTTGCGGGGGACGTGCCGTCCCCCATAGCCCCCTTGCTGGGGACATGCTGTCCCCATAGCCACCTTGCTTTGGTTTTGTTCTGGGTGGGGGACGTGCCGTCCCCATAGCCCCCTTGATTTGGTTTTGTTGGGGACACATGCTGTCCTTTATTAATAATTTTGAATTACAGATTTTCTTGGGACATCTTTTTATCTTCTAAAAACCTTATTATTATCTGAAATAAATTTCCATTTTTTTATTTTTATTCTATCGCCATTAGTATTATAAAAAATGATCAAAAATTTGTACCATGTATGATTTTTTTGACTTCTTGTCAAAAATGACATCTTTCGGGTATAAAGGATTCTCCTATTGTGACGGGTCTTTATACGGACGAAATAAATTCAAATATGAGATTGGAGTACCAAGATATGACGCGGACAACGGTTTATATTTTGGATTTGACATCGATATTTGTTTTTTATATTACAATCCAACGACTCCTTGTGTAAGGTTTGGAAGAGTGATGTTTGACCCAGAGCAGGTTATAAAGGGCGGTTCTGTCGGAATTGCTAAGAAATTGACACTAGTTAGTCTATTACATGGTGCATATCATTTTCCACTCATTAAGAAAACTTATATTTTTGACAAAGGGGTGTTCGTGAGAATAGTTGATGATACAGATACCCAAAAATCAACAAAGAGCAATTCAAAGAAGATAGTAAATGTTAACAAGTTAAGAGAATTAAGATGTGCTAAATTTTGTCAATAATAGTTATACATCATAGAATATCATTTTGTAGCCTTAGTCATCAAAAGATATACTAAATGTAGGCTTTGGGTTTGTTCTTTGACCTATTTCTGTTATTTTTTGTAATTGGAACACATGTATTATAATCTAGATTAAGTCTTTTTATATATGCATCTCTTAATTTTGTTTCACTGAGTGCAATAGATGCACTCAATTGTGGTTGATCGCATGCTATAGCACCTATAGGTGCTATAGCACCTATAGTATTAATTTGATTCTTTTTAGAGATTTCCTCAGCAATGGGGCTATGGGGGACAGAATGTCGCCCATCAGAATTTTCCTTAGCAAGGGGGCTGTGGGGGACAGCATGTCCCCCACCAATGACATCAAAATTATCAAAATAACATGACGAATTTGATATGTTTGATGAGATTGAATCAGAACTTTGGCTTTTTTTTACGGTACTCTTTTCAGGACTCTGATTACTTTGATTACCCTGATTTAAAGTATTTCCCATCTTTAAAAACAAATATATAAAGAGAGATGAAAATATTTTTTTCAATTTCTTTGTTCTTTAAAGACCTTAAAAGTTTAAAACCTTTAAAAAAATGTATTATATAAACATTTATATAAATAATTAATAAGTAATAAGTAATAAGTAATAATAAAATGAATGATGGAATGAACAATGAAATAAGTAAGTTATTGGATGAATATTTTTGTTTGTCTGGAAAAAAGTGTACAACTAAGAGATGATATTATTAATTTTATATCCAATGACACAGAATATAAAATATTGCATATGCCTCATTATAAGGATCGTGCATTTTGTAGGCAATTATTCTTAAATAAATCACCTTTATATAAATGGTTAACAGAATATGCCAGACATCGTGGAAAAGAGATGATTAAATGTAAAAAATGTAAAACATGGAATGACTCAGAAAACAGTCATAATAATTGTTGTGATGATAATAATATAAGATGTAGTTCATCAGAACGATGGATAGTATGTCAAGAATGCCATGTGTTTATACAATATGATTATAATGATAAGGATAATAAGGATATTAAGCACATATCTGTATGGAAACCGAGTGGAAATGTATTATTAATTAAAAAAGGGATGCCTTATAGACACTTACAAAGTAATCGTATTACATATAAAAGAGCCTACTAAGAGACTACTTAGTAATGAGTTTTGAAATTATTGCATTTGTCATTTTATTATAAATATTAGTATTATCTACTTTATTGCCAGTACATTTTAATGATAAATATTTATATGACATCATTGTCATATAAGGTATGTATTGAATATCTGGATGTTTAATCATATATTCATTAATTTTCATTAGATCGCTATATTCCTTATCTCTAGACCTTTTTTCATCACCAGTTAATGTATAAAATAAATCAATATTTGCCATAATTTCTGAAGAATCTAAAGTAGAAAATGATCTTGCATAAGCTAATGCAGTTAACATATAAGATTCTTCTGTTGACGACAGAGGATAATCATCATATAAGTTCTTCAAAATAGATAATGTTATTTAATATGCTGTTGATAGATATTAAATATTCTGCATTTTTGTTAGCGAAATAGTAATGCAGATCAAATAACATGCGTGTTATTTTATTTAGTATATTTTTACTAATATGATGCTTTTGAGAATGATTAATCTCGGCAGAAGAAGCAATGTCAGCAGAAGAAGCAACAAGTATCTTATAATTATCTACTATTTCATTAAAATACGCAAGTTCATATAGTTTCTTATTGTATTCATCACAATTATAATTAACATAGTTGTTTATTAAAGGGGCACCACCTTCTTTCTCTTCAAAAAATACGGATGCTTTAATGCTTCTTTTGCTGTTGGTCTATTACGTATATTAGTATTTAGAAGGTTAAATATTAAATCATAACCGACCTCTCCAAGGTCTGATTTTATTAAGTTCGATACATCTCCGACAATTTCACCTAAATAATCAATAGCCAAAATATCATCATCATCTAGTATAAGAGTGTGATATTGCATTGACATGATCGTATACATTGTAACAGCAATTGAGTAACTATCACTTTGGTAGCTTTTCCTGAAATCAGGTGCTTTAAAATGTTCTGTGCAAATGTATGCATTTATGATATCTAATGTAGGAGAGATTCCTAAATAGTTTGATAAACCAAAATCAATTATCTTAACGTTATTTTCAGTATCAATTAATATATTTGATGGCTTTAAGTCAGAATGCATTATTCCAACACTATGTATACAATCAATTGCTGTCAAAATATTCTTGAAAAGACTCTTGTAATGTATCTTTTCAAGTTCTGGTATAGCACTGTGAAGTGATTTTCCGAATTGTTCGTGTATTGTATATAATTTATTCTCGTTAAGCATGGTTCCATAAAATTTAGGAATAATATTATTTGTTACTCTACACGAATTTAAGTAATTATTGATTATGATTTCTCTAAAAAAATCATTAGGAATATGTAGAGAATCTTCGTATGCAAGATATTTGCTTTAGAATAACTTTAGTACCTGATGAGATTATCGTTGCAGAATAAACTTTACCATAACTTCCTGAACCAATGAGAGTACCAATGTTAATTTCATCAATAGTATAAAATCGTGGTCTCATGTATATTTAATATTATAATTACTACAAAGAAAATTCTTTATAAATAATATATAGACTACAAAAACACAGAATGGCTTCGACTAGACTTAAGTCAGATCAATGTTCCATTAATAAAGAGACACTTCAAAGTGCCGGAATATACAATTGGCAAACTGATTTTGCACGTGCCGAAAGCAATACTAAGTGCAGAGATGAACTAGGATTATTTAACAGTCCTACTCTTAATTTGTCACTTCCAGATATTGTTGATTATCAAAGCAAATTGCTAGGTCTTGGTAGAGTTAACACCAAATGTCCTGAACAGATGCAATTACCTACATGTAGTGGAAATGATGTTAGTCCATTATTATGCGCTCCTCGCAATGCACCGAAGAATGGTGTTCAACAATACGGATCGTACAACAGAGGTGTCCTTAAAGGATGCAGTCTTGTCGATTCATCAATTCAAAAACGATTCTAATGGGGGACGTGCCGTCCCCCATAGCCCCATTGCCTTTGGTGCTCATAAGCCGTTACTTTGTTCTTTGATGATTTGGTATTGCAAAGAAGACCAAATCATCAAAGAATAATAAATGGTAAAACTTTGATGCCTCACGGCAAGCTACTATATGCTACTATATGCTACTATATGCTACTATATGCTACTATATGCTACTATATGCTACTATATGCTACTCATACTGGAAAGCATTTTTAGAGTGCTACCTTGCGTATACCCTTGGTGCAGAAAGCTTTACGAGGCTTTCCCTTCTTGGTAAGCTTGGGAGATGTTCTCCATGCACAGGCCATGTTTGTGAGACATACTCCCTTCCTGTCATAGTATGGATCTTTAGCACATTCAGATCTCTTAGATGATGCTCCAACTCTGATAATTCCACCTTGTGCGCGCGCTCGCTTAGCGAGCTCTTTAAGCATAGCTCCGGCAGGCATATTCTTACCCTTGTATTCAGGAGCATGCTCTTTAACGAAAAGATTCCATGCACTAAGCTTGCGAGGCTTGCTACCAACTGCACCACCATAGTAATCAGCGTAATCCATTTCTTGAAAGGTGAATAGAAAAAATCTTAGAATACTAATAAATAATACTCCGGTCGGAATATATTAAATACTAAAATCCTAGAATACTAAATCCTAGAATACTAAACTACATAAACTTTTTGTGTTGCTCCATATTTTAAGAATAATTTATAGTATTGTCTAAAATACTCATTATTAGTTTCCATACTTGCTAGTACTTCTTCTGATAAGTGTTTAAAGAGTTCATTAAATTTCTTACTATCAAAATTATATCCAGATAAGTACTTCTTAAAGTTTGCCTCATTATACTCAGTTAATGGTTTTCTTAAAATTAAATAAATTTTGAGACTAAATTTATCATTAGTATTAACATATTCAGTAAATTCTGAATCTTTAATATTTAATGCAAAATTAGTAGGAATCTGTGTGTAAGAGTTTAAGAGATTGAGATGATGATTATGATTTCTACTGTCACTTAATCCTTCATTATAAACGATATATGATATAATTATATCATGAAATTTTTGAAAAACATATTCTTCATCATTCATCTTGTTAATCTGTAAATTAAAATTACAAGTTCTTGGATCTTCATATTTAATTTTATATCCTCTGGCAATATATTTTTTGACACGGCTAATTGTAAATTTGTTTAAGGTTTCAAATAATTTATGAACATAAGCTCCCCGCAAAATACCAGATTTATTAATAATTGCATCCATATCGGTTGCCTGAACAATTGTGCCATCATACCATATTTGACAGAAATTTAAGTCAAAATTTTTAATTACACTTTGTAATGGAAATTCGTCTTTAATTAAAATTAAATCAATATAACAATGTTTTATGTATGTATTTTGACTTTCTGGAACATTTAAATATATATATTTATATATTCTGATTCTACCAATAATGTTATTTTCTCTGAAAAAAGAACCATCATAAGGAGGAATTAATTCGAAACGTGGATTATGAAAACGATGATCATTAACAAGTGTTTTATAAACGTTCCACCCATCTTTTATATGCATATAAATATCAATATCATTAACAACATCTTCATGATATAAAGAACATAAACTTCCACCAGCAACTACGGCATTATTATTACGTAAAATATCATCAAAAGCCATAGCTGGTATGAAATCATTGACATATTTTCTTAATTCATTCGCTATAACTACTGAAAATCCTATATTACGTAATTGGGGATTATTTTGGGTAAAATATTTATAATCTTCAACAGGTAATCCAGAAAAAACTTTTTCAATGATTTCAACTGGCATATTTTTTACTTTTTCACGAAGACTATTCAAATTATTATTTGGATCATCTATTGGAAGTATTTCTTGTCCTTGAGATGATTCAATCAATTTATTTAATTCTTGACACAATTCTATAAAGCTAATATTAGTGTAACTATTATTAATACGGGTATCATAATTCTTACCGTATTTATTAAACTCATCTTTTAATAATTTTTGAAATTCAAAAAGATCAATATCTGGATCATTATCATAATTACGTTGACAATAATCTGCATGAGTTTGATCCATTAAGAATATTTATGTGTAATGTATATAATGTATTATTTTGCACATGTGCACTGTCGATCGAGGACTAACTGTTTTTAGAAATTTGAATAAGAAATATATTCTGTGCGCGAATGTATGTATTTATAATCAAGATGTCGAATATGTTGAATATGTTGAATATAGTGATTCTCAATGCAGTCAAGATTCTCAAAGTATTCAATGTATTCAAGACTCTCAGAGTAGTCAATGCAATCTGAGTACTCGATATTATAAAGTTCCTCAACCTACAAATTATGACCTTTATCACTATAATAAGCTAAAAAAACAAATGAAATGCTAATAATTATTAATAATTAATAAATAATAATAATTAAATAATAATACTTAATAAGGTAACGTAATTAAATGGAACAGTCAAATAGTAAAATTTTATTAGTAGGTTATTACAATAATAGTATGTATATTGATAACCCCGCATATATTTGTGATAATTATGCGCCATTTGATATTATTGATTTTAGAATGCATATTGATAGTATAAATCCAAGTGCAATTATTTACATTTATACAGAAATTAATATAGCTAATTATGTATTGTATACGATATATGAAACGTATTTTGATACGATTAACGATAAATATAGATTATTTAAAGTAAATGGAAATGATAATCCGTTAAATGTTCATAAATGTATTCAATCTATTCAAAAAAATTTAGAAAATGATCAAAAATTTTAATAAGTAGCTTATTTTTTGCTAGTGCCTGACTTCTTGCGCTCTTTGCACTTCTTGAATGTTTTTGCAGATTATCACAAAGATTAATTCGCACAATGACGACAATTATTGCGTTGAGAAACTGCAATATGTTTCTTTGTGTGATGAATCGTCTGACGATCAGTCGGCAAAGGTTAAGAAGAATTATCTTCCGATCGATCCTCTTAAAATTAAGGATAATACTGTCTATTTATGTGCAATATCTACACAATCTGTTGGTACAGATTACGAAACATATTCATCTGAGTATGACGAAGAACAAACAATAAGTAATGTATTTCCTATGAGAAGTGAAGTTATACCAAAACATATAAAGATACAACAACATTAGTTCATTTGCTTATGACAAAGAAACAAGGTAATAAAAGTGATTATCTAACCAAAGGAAATCTAAAACGCAAAGAAGATAAAATATGGGAATTCTTTTTTAGAACTGAAAGAAAAATGTTTCATAAAAAATATTATGAATTTCACCATATGATAGAAACGGATGGCGTTAGTTGTTCTTTGCTATTATTGCGTAAAGATTTAATTGGAAAGAAATTACCTATGATGAAAAAAGGTTTATCAACCGAAACTTATATTGATGAATTAACAGAATATTCACAATTACAAAATAAAAAGATTGTAGCAATAGACCCTGGTAAGTGTGATTTAATTTATTGCGTAGATGATGATAAAAAAGAAGCGAATAAGTTTCGTTATTCACAAGACCAACGAAGAAAAGAAACCAAGAAAAAGAAGTATTCAAAAATTCAATTGGAACTGAAAAAAGAAAAGATAAATGGTAAAACGATTATAGAATGGGAAACTGAATTATCAAAGTTAAATAGAAAATCACTTAACATTCAAAAATTCAAAGAATATATCCAAAAGAAGAGTGAAATAAATGGCGTTTTATTCAAGTTTTATGAAACCTATATTTTTAGAAAATTACGCTTACAAAGTTATAGAAATACCAAGAAAAGCGAACAAAAAATGATTAACCAATTTAAGAAAGTATTTGGTAATGAAAAAGATGTAGTTGTTTGTTTTGGCGATTACGAACAAAAGCAACACATGAAATTCAAAGAAGCAACCAAAGGTAAAGGAATGCGAACCTTATTTAGAAAAGCAGGATTTCAAACTTATTTGGTAGATGAATTTAGAACGAGTTGTATGTGTTCTAATTGTGAAATAGGTATTTGTAAAAAGACGATGGTTAGAAAAAATCCAAAACCATATAGAACTGGTAACATAATTGTTCATGGACTGATTTGTTGTAAGAACGGATGCGGTTATTGGAACAGAGATGTGAATGGTGCTACAAATATTTATAAGATTGCTTATAATGCGATAAATAATAAAGAAAGACCAAATTATTTATCAAGAAGAAACAATTTATCAACTGGTTTAGACGAACCAGTAAAACCAAAATTTACATGCTCTGTGAAGGGCAAACCTTGTTAATTTTTATGGGATTTTGTCCCATTTTAAATCTTCAAGGGTGTAAAATTTTTAATCAATTTTTTCAGGAAGTAATTGAAAAATGATGCATAGAAAATTCTTATTAATAAGAATTAAAAGATGACAACGATTTTTACTTCTGATACTGCTGATGATTCTTTTCTTTTTCTCGACAAAGCAAATGAAATTCTTAATATGTCACTTTTAAAAATAAAAGATTTTACATTTCGTATATGTGAAATAGAATTTTATAAGTATTCTGCCGATCATAGAGATGATTATGTTCATAAGAACAAAGAGCAAATGAAAAAAGGATTTTATTTTCATAAATACAAAAATGGTACACTTAAATCAGGAAAATATAAAGGGTTAGATATAACATATGGTGAAGTAGGTATTTATTATGGAGTTTTAATAAGAGCAATTTATGATATAGATAAAGATATCTATGTTGAGGGACCATGTAAGACGGTCAATTACATAATGGAGAAACTTGATCTAAATGTGATATCTGAGATAGCAAAGCTACAAGACGAATCTTCTATTATTTCTATTGTAGGGTGTGATAATTTACAGAAGGAGCAAATTAAATGTGGTCCGAGAATTGGTTTATCTGACAAATATCCGATGTTTAAAAATAAACATTATAGATATGTCATAATGGACAAAGTAAAAAAAGATAAAGGATCACTTCAAGCACTCTAAGCACATTAAGAAGAACATTAAGAAGTCCACAAATGATCTTCTAAACTATTTCCAGAAATTTGAACAAGAGCATAGTATTGATTATGTGTTTTTGCAAAATATAACATTGATTTATTTTCATAATAATCAACAGTTGAAATAGCAATATTATCATCATTCTTATTATCTGGTGAGCCTTCCAATCCATCAGTATAAGAATATATCTTAACAATAATTCTTGATTTATTTGATAAGAGTTCAAATACCGTGATGTTTACGTTAAAGATGCAACACACTGCAGATATAATATCATCATCTCTTAAGAGATCATAAATTTTACATTCGAGTGTATCTCTGAGATATGTGATGAATTGTTCATTTAATATCTTTTTATTAAAACTATACATATATGATGGAGATATTCTGTATAAGATAGCACTACATATATCAAATTCTTTGTTAATACTACTAATAAGCATTTTGAATCCTTTAAGAGCAAGATATTTAGACATAAAATCTACCCCAAAAAAATCATATGGTTCTTGTTTACATTGTAAGTAGTTTAATAGATCAATTATATTGTTTATTTTTCTATTGTCTCCTTTAGCTTTCGTGTCTCCTTTGGTCTTCGTGTCTTTTCCAGTAAATTTTAGAGAATTCATCACTTTATGACTTTATGACTTTATGACTTTATGACTTTATGACTTATAATTAATATATTGGTAATGTTTTTAAAAGCATTTTTTTAAAACATTGCCATAGTATATAGAGGAGTGAACATTATGAAATGTGCGATACGTTTGGTTTAATTTTTTGTGGAAGTGGTGCAGTTGCCACTTGTGTTATGCAATTAATGTATGTAAGGGAACCATGGTTCCTTGATTTACCTATAGTTATTATAGATTGTCAAAAGAATATTCTAAAAAATCCGATTATAGTGAACATATTTGGAGAACTACGTGCCGAAGGTGATAATAATGTATTTTCTAAGAGAAATGCATGTTTTATTAATGCAGAAATAAAACAGCATAATTATAAAGAAGTTTTAAATAATGCATATGCTTCTTTAAACGCTAGAAGTGCTTGTATAAAAAAAGGAATAATGATAGAACTAGCTTATAGATTAGATACTTCGTCATTAATAGATTGGTGTGAATCGAAAAATTTTATGTATATTAATACTGCAATTGATAAATGGACATTAGAGCATGAGACAGGACTTTTGGAATTAAAGAATAAGATAGCAAAAAAGACTTATAAAAACACAATGTTATTTAATCATGGAATGAATCCGGGGCTTGTTTCACATTTTGCCAAGAACGCGATAGATGTCCTCTACTCTAAGTATTCTAAGTACTCTAAGTGCTCTAAGAATTCTAAGAATACCAAAGAAAGTAGAAATATAACCTATGCTGATAAGGCTTCGGCAATAGGATTAACAAAGATTATTATATCCGAAAGAGATACTCAATACTCAACAAAGTATGCTCCCTCAAAGATACTAGGAGCACAAAAGATCGTAAATACTTGGTCTGTTATTGGTTTTCTTGATGAAGCTTACGATCATGTTCAAGTGACATCGCATGATAATATAAAGGATACTATTAAAACAGTACAATGTCAAAAGATTCTGAAACAGAGAGCAAAAGATTATAAAGTTAAATCTTATGAACCTATGGAAGGTATGATAACAGGTTATTGTATTCCGCATGCGGAAACGTATTCTCTTGGTCTTCTTCTTGACAGTGTCAAAAATTTGAATATATATTATTGTTACTTTATATGTAAGCACGGTGAAGATGCATTAAAACATGAAGATCAGATTAAATTGAACTATTCAAATTATTATGTTTTAAGAGCAAAAGATATTGATAACGATAGTATGTATGATTCTGTTGGATGTTTATTAAATACAAAGTATGGTAAATTTTGGGCTGGAACAATATTAACTAATGGAGAAGCGAAACGCTTATCGCCAGATGTTAATGCAACAACAATTCAAGTTGCGTCATCTATTGTTGGTGCTGTTATTTGGATGATTAATCATCCAAATGAGGGAATAATAGAACCAGAAACGGTTGATAGTAGATTTATTCTTATGTATGCAAAACCATATCTTGGTAAATTTATTGAGTGCCAAGAAATTTAAAGAGACTTAAAGAAATTGTATTGTAATACTTTTTCTAAATCTAGCATCATTAAACCTATTTTTGGATCAGTAATGTGAATAAAATTATTTTGATCGAAGTATTCTCTCATATCTAGATCATCAATTACTATCCAATCGCTAATGCTCTCTTTATTTTCTTTGTTTTCTCTTTTGCCTTTGTCTTCTTTGCCTTTATTATTCTCTAACCACGTTTTAATTTCAAGTGATCTAGCATGTGCATAATTACTGACAGAATATTGCGCATATGACACAAACGGTGTGCAATCTATAGGCACTTTGTTGATATTATACTCATTGTATAATGTGCATAATTCTGTTAATGTAAATCTGTTTTTCCAGTCAGATGAAACAACTATCTCAATATCATTCGACACTGAAAGTAGTTTATTTAAAAAAGAGACATTTTGAGTATCAAATGTTGCTAGTTCTAAAAATTTTGACTTATCATGAATAGGAACTCTGGCGTTCTGTGTAATATCTGTAATGCACATAACGCCTTGATGATCAAGGAATATTACTTTCATTATAAAAGACTCAAATATTTCTAATACTTCTAATACTTCTAATACTTGAGTATTAGAAAGCTAACCTCTTCATTCTTTCGACATAACTAATAGATTTATCAATACTAATTGTTGTTTGTTCACCTATCCTTAATCCGTCATAGTATTTCCCAAATATCTGCCTTAATTCTTTTTCTCTTTCAGGAGGTTCGGCATGCTCACCATGTCCCTTAATCCAACATAAGGTTGAACTATCTACAGGATATAAATTATTATATCTGCACGATGTTAAAATGCCATTAGCGAATACATTCATATGCCTATTTGCAATAACATTATAATAATCAACTGTGTCATATATAATCTGTTTGTTTGATAATGCTATACTACTAATACTACTAATACTACTAATACTGTTAATACCTTCAGCCACATTATCAGCAACATTGCCAACCACATTATCAGCATTTAAAATAACAGTGGTTGTTCCAATAGGAGTGTCTGTTGTCATTGGATATGTGAATTTTCCTGCTTCTTTATTAAATATTCTGTGTTGACTGATTGTTTTTAATATACGACCATCACTGAAGGTGAGTAAATTATATTGATAAGCAGTCTCCTTCTTCTTTATCCATAATACATCAGAAGTGGTTAACTGCCCATTATCAAAATCCCATGAAAGTAGTTTATCATCGTACGTAATATCTTCAATCTTCTTAGTTGTTCCGTCAAATAATGTGATTAATGTACCACCCGCTAAACAAATTTGCGGAGTAACAGTTAAATTATTACCATACCCTGTTCCTGATGAATTTACGGCAAATGCTCTAACATAAATCTGTTCACCGAAACCAGTAAAAAATTGTAAATTAAAAGGGTTGCTTATATTAGTTGTTACGGAATCTAATGACGTATATGCTGGATCAATACTTGTACCATATGCAAATCCAATTTCAGTTATTGTACCACCACCGTTAGATATTATTTGTCCGGTAGCCTAAATATCTGTGCTATAACCATAAGGAGAAACGATTTCTGTAGTAACTTGAGGGATTGTCACGGTCAATGGTATAATTTGTACAGTATTACCATAAACAACATCTTTATAGCGATACTGTACAAATGCTCTTATGTATACTGTAAGTGTATTGAAGAATGATAAATCGATAGATTCACTGAACATAGAAGTATCATCAGTATCATTAATAGGATGTATACATATAGTATCTTTTAATGTTGGATTATCACTAGTGCTATATACAAATCCTTGAAGAACTTTATTCTTCTTATGATGCTCACTATAATCATTATAATCATTACTAGCAATAGTTGCATTCATTGTAACAACAGCTATACGTTGTGTAGCTGTTGTCGTTAGTGTGCAATCACAATCACTATAACGATGACTGGCTTCCTTGGAGTATTTCTTAGAATAATTATCATATGTCTGCCAATATAGAGCTTCAACTCTTTTGTTATTTGCAGTATCTCCGTTTAATGAATAATTTATCTCTTTGTTAGTTATTTCAATAGAGATATCAGGGAGTTTTTCTCTAAATACTCTACGAAGAATTTTAATAAATTTACTATTTCTGCATAATAGACGAAATGTAGCCATTATCTTTAAATATATAATTACCAAAGACATTTAATAAGACTCTTAAAGACACTCAATAGTCCCTTAAAGGACTACTGAGATGCAATTACATCAGAATGTTTAACTAATGTATATTTGGGGGTATCTGTATCTGGATCTTTAATAAGAAAAATATAACCGTCAGGTTGCTTAGTACCTATAAACTTGTGCTCTTTTATTGAACTCAACTTATATGCATAATAACATTTCTTATCTCTGTATTCATCTATATCGCACTCTGTTATATTGCTCGCACTATTTAAAGTGTCATGTTTGGTGCATTTGACGTAATACGTTTCTGGTATTTTCAACATCATAAATATATGTTCTTCTATTTTGAATAATGGTGCAAAAATGTGTTTATCTTGAATGTTCTTGTCATTATAAACTTTAAGTATATTATCATCAAGAATTGCAGAATACTTGAATATATCGATGGATCCTTTCTCAATAAGTGATAAATTTTTCCTATCAATGCAAACATTACGAACATCATTGAGAACATTAGTGATCTTTTTATGTTTTCTAATTGCGACATTATAAATATATCTTTCTATGAATGCTTCTGGTTCAGTTGGTTCAGCGAGAAGGACAGTTACATCATAATTCTGTTTTTCAGCAGGCAGAGTGCTATGAGACATATAACGATCAACTCTTCCAATAACTTGGAGAAATTTAGACATATTCCAGAAAGGCTCAATAAAAATGACATGTCTCATTGTTTTTAATGTAAACCCTTCAGACATAACACCGGATCCGAGAATGATGCCACATTTTGATCCGTAATCATTCTTTGGTTCATTACAAATATCTAAATGTTTCTTTCTTAGATCGATACTTAAATCTCCGTTAACAAGTAAAAATCCCTTTCCATGTGCCCCACTTTTATATGTCGTGCTTGTTAAAATATTATGATAATTATTTAATTGTAAAAAAGATGCAAATGGTTTTAAACTTTCTTTAATGAAATAACTGTATATTAAACATTTTTCTCCTTTTTCTAGATAACGATTAATCATATCAGCAAGCCACTGAAACTTAATAGACCATTCACCTTTATTTTTAATTTCTACTGCGTGGTCAGCTATAAATGTGCTGATCATGGCATCTTCGTTATCATCATCATCTAATTCTTTCAAAAGAATTTTTTGTTGTAAGTCATCACTAATATCAATACTTTGCATGTCTGTTATTGTATCAATAACAGAAGTAATATTTTCAATGAAAAAATTTTTTTCACCATCTTCGAGAGCTTTTAGATGTTCTGGATCATCTTCTAATTCATTACCTATTAGCTTATGATATACAATAGTAAACTCTCTGAGAGCGTCACCGTTTATTTCAAGTAGACTGTTAATAAGTGAATCAAAATAATTATTGAGATATTTCAAAATAGCATCTTTATTATCATCAATCGGAAATGTATCTTGTATCGCAGTTGCTATGATATTTTCATTAAGATCATTTTGACTTTCAACAATGGTCGAGATAATATCTATTACATCTTCCGACAATGATAAGCTTTTTAAATATTCATCATCTAAATTTTCAAATACTGTTGAACATTCCGTATATCTTTCATAAACATTATCCCATTGATCAATGATTGAATTTGCATCAGTTGGTTTTTTAGAAGTGTGAAGGGTTCTACCATGATTACCATGTATTTTTTTTGGATGATAAAAAATGCTTGCCATACGAGATTTTGTGAAGAAATTACCAACATCATCCTCATCCATATTAATGCCAAGTTTTTTAGCTTTCTTGAATGCAGTATCTCTTTCTTGATGATAGGTTTGTATTACACCAGAAGATTGTCCTGCATTCATTTTTAATGTAACTTCATTAACAGTTCCAATCATTCTAGGATAATTATCTCTGTGTATTTCATCGCGATAATAAGATATATATCCCATCATTTTATGTAGAAAGAGTACTCTGGCAGAATCTTTAAGTTTCAAATTTATCCTATCAATGTAATCCGCATCAAAAGAATGTAAATTGAAATAATTTATATCACCAGTTAAGACATTTAATGTTCTTGCAAGTTCTATCGGATTGTTAATAACAGGAGTTGCTGTTAAAAGAGCAAGTTTCTTTGGTCTCTTTTTCTCGAAGAAAATATTTTTAACTGTAGAAGATTTATTTTTCTCATTACCATATATCATTGATATAAATGTATGTGATTCATCAACAATCATCATCGATGACGAATAGTCATTATTGTGCATGTTTTTGACAAAATTTTTAGTGTCATTAATCTTAATAAATGTAAGATGTTTATTAATAACATCATAAACTGTTTGATAATCTTTATCAGGTACATTCTTTAATATTTTTTCTGATAACAGTTCATCTTTCCAAATTTTAACTAGTGTTGAAGGTAAAACGACATAAACATGCATGCCTTGTTGTATCGCTTTAATCGCTAACCCTAAACCAACACGTGTTTTACCTGTACCAACATTATGATATACGAGTTCACTATTATATGGAACATTATCAAGTGTTAAGTAGTTAATAGGGAATTTATGGTGATCGAGTATTTCTAGTTTAAAAGTTATTCCAGCTATTGTGCATGAGACATCAATATCGAATGTTCCATTAAAATTTTCTTCGCATGCTTTAATGTATTCTTTTGTGCCTATAGTAGGAAATGCTTTCATTAACTTGCTCTCTTTTGATGGAGTATAAGTTGTAAATGCTGGCAATCCTTCCTTTTGAACATTTTGACCAATCTCTTTCTTTTTATACACTGGAAGATTTAACTTAGATACTTTGGACATTCGTAATATAATACTCTTAAACAATATAAATTATACATTTAAATTTTTTTCAATTTCTTTACTTTCTTTAGTACTTTACTTTAGTACTTCCAGCATTTTTAAAGTATTCTGCCATTTATTGATGTTAAAGTTATACTTGGATCTGAACCAACAATAGCAGTACGAGAAGCAGTAATTGCGTTTTCTATTGCACTTTGCACAGCTGATAATGTTGTACTAGATGCCATAATATAAACATTGCTATTTATTGCAGTAGCAGTGCTTTGTAAGGTACTTAGATTTGCGCTAGTTGCTAAGCTTCCTATTGTGCTATTTATTGCAGTAGCAGTGCTCTGTAAAGAACTTATGCTTGCACTTGTTGCCGTCATGGCTGTCAGTATATTTATTGATGATTGTAGTGCAGTAATACTTGCCTGAATTTGAGAGAGTGTAATGTCTAAATTATATTGCATAACTGATACTTTCTCATTTAGTGCTTTTATTTCTTTAAGTGCTTTCTGTTCCATTTTAGAGTTATATTAAATACATATATTATTTAAATGTATACTAAATATTATAATAAACATTAATAATAAATTAAACTAATGGACAAAGAAACTATTATCAATGTCGAGAAAATGTTTCATCAATCAGTTGGATGGTTGTATAATAATCATTATATTAAAGATAATGATATTAAAGTATTGGTCGTTGGAGGATATTGTTTATTTAAAGATCCTTTATATCGAGACTTAATGTCTCAATATAAAATTTTGAAGACAGATGATGTTGACATTAAATTAATAGTTAATAGAAATACTCAAAATCCTCAAAATACTAATCATGTAATGCATAACATATCAATATATTTTAATGTTGCAATTGAATTGTTACAATATCTTAAAAGTGAAGATATTCAATTTAAAACAATTCGCAGTGAGGTTTCAGATACTGTAATGTCAATTGCAACTGATATGTTAGATTTGAACGTTTTCGATGAAGATAAGCTTGCAATATATCGTTGCTATTTGATAATTAATCCTGATTTTCGATTATCAATTGATCCTGTGACTGGTTGTAACTCAGAATTAAGTATATTTAATATCATTTATTTAATGATTTTTACCATGCGATCAATCGAATTAGAACAGTTATCTAATCGTATACCTAAAGCAGGAAGAGTTTTTGCTCGTTTTATTATGGTTTATATGGTTAATTACTCACATCATTTTGATAAAGGTATTCTTGAACTTTTAGAGACAATTCAAGATGAATTATATAACGCTAAAGGATATCGTGATAAATTGCGTCACTTGGTCAACAATTACGAATTTATTAATATGTATATTGATCAAATTTATGTTCCTAACGAGAATGATAATGCTGAAGTGCCAACAATTTTAAATATGGTGAAAAGTTTATTGGGTGAATATTGCACTGATGCAAATATTTTTGCCATAGTGCAATTTATTGATGATCAATTGATACCTCAACAACATGGTGGAAAATTACAAATAGAGAAAATACCGCAATCAGAGAAAATAGAGCACTTAGCATCAATAAATGCACTAAAGTCAAATGCACTAAAGTCAAATGCACTAAAGTCAAATACACTAAAGTCAAATACATTAAAACCAGCATCAATCAATACAAACAATACAAATAGTAGTATAATTGATCGTTTATCGAAACTTTATGTTAATTGCCAATGTAGTGGAATGTCAGAGGATAGTATTTTTGAATTATTGATGATAGCATGTTATTTAAAGTTAATTTAAATGTTAAAGAAAAACTAAAGAAAATGCTAATAATTAAAATTTTAAACATAAAAAAATATTATCACACTAATTTATAATAATAATATGGCAAATTGTGTTGATTATGATGCTGAGTACGATGATGCTGAGAAGTATAAGATTAAGATAACCACAGTTCATGGAACAGTATTTAAATTATTATTTCAACAATTAGCACTTCAAGCTGATGAAATTAAGCTTTTGTTTTCACATGATAGGATTAAGATTAACTATTATGAAAATGCTTCCTCGAGTATAGATGTTAACATTGATAATTCAAACTATGCATTTAAGGAATTTGTCTGTAAGAAAGATATAGAGATAGGTATTAATATTAAAAATGTTTCACATGCTTTAAGGACAATTGGTGTCAAAGACGAATTAACACTATATCTTAAGACTATAAGTGATAAGTTGGATGATGTTTTTGGTTTTATTTTATCAGGAAACATTGAGACAGAGTATGAGTTAAACATGATTGAACTTAATGACAATAATTATGAAAAACAAGATGATGAATATCAGTGCGACATCAAAATGAAATCGAGCGATTTGAATGATATTGTATCTCGTTTGAAGGCTGTTGGAGGAGATTGTGTAGGTATATCTCTTAGTGGAAGTGTGCTTACATTTACAAGTGTAGGAGATAATGGAAAAGCATCAATATCTCTTAATACTGGAAATTATGAGACAAATCAACAAGTTAACTCATTAACAAAGAGACCAGATATAATTAATATCTACATCAATCTTACAAAATTGATTGATGTCGTGAAATTTCATACTATTACAAAGACAACTGTTAAACTTTATCTGGATAATAACAAGATGTTTATACTTGAATATCCACTATTGAGTCTTGGTACAGTTAAGATAGGATTAGCTCCTATCTTGAAGCCTGATAATTTCTAGTGGGGGACAGCTGTCCCCCATAACCCCCTCGCTCGGGGGACAGCTGTCCCCCATAACCCCCTCGCTCGGGGGACAGCTGTCCCCCATAACCCCCTCGCTTGGGGGACATGCTTGGAGGACATCAAAGGAATTTTTCTTATTACTATTATTTACTTATTATTATTTGATATCCATTTTTACGATGTCATCATCCATTAGAGGCATATTATAACACCTATGATAAAAATAACTCCATACATTACCAAATCTAGCTTTCAATGTATTGGAATCATCATCGGAATAACAATCAATAATCTTAGTGCGTGTATTATATACACAATGTAACTTTCCACAAAAACGATAATAATAAATAATTTCATCATTTAATTCATCATTTAGGCGTTTTTCATTGAGATAAAAGTCTACAACTCCGTAACCATTAAGAAAATAATTATATGAATAGTTAGTAAGATTAGAATATTGTCTCATTGGTTGAGACTTTTCTTTGATGAATATTTGAACAAGGTCAAGATTGATGCCTGAAAATGTTTCATTGTCTTTGAATTTAGAAGCAAGATGCACATTAGTTTTTGTATTTTTGTTGGATTTGAATACTCCAATTACTCTTTGATTATAATTAATTGTTACCGGAACAGAATAGATATATCCGGTAAATTGATCAAGACGAAGCTCGTCCATAATGACGCAATTTGAGACAAAATAAGGCAAAAATAAGACAAACAGAAAAATTTTAATCATTTTTTTATATGCAAAGAAGCATACATAATTAAAAAACGACTAATGATATTCTAATGATATTCTTTATGGAAGCCATGATGCCTTAGGAATTTGATTTAAGCTTTGTCTACCATTAGTACTGCTATTAGCAGTACTAACAGCATTACCATTATTAACAGCACTTTGAAGTGCTGGAGAAGGTGCGAATAAAGAACCTCTATCTCTTATTTTTCTACTATAATCATCTGCCACTAGGTCAGCAGATGCCTTTGCAATTATTTGTGGACTTTCGAATGGTTTTCTTTCTAATGCTTCTGGTCTCCATTCTTTTTCCTTATTTAATTTTTCTTTCATCTTCATTCTATCTTCTTCTGTTATAACAGTGTCATTTATGCTCATAGCCTTAAATTTTTGATAAGAATCATTATCTATAACTGTTGTAGCACTTGAACCAGTGAATAAATCAGAATACGATTGTTTTGGTTGTACAATATTGAATCCACTATTAATAGTAGAACTGTATTCTTGAATACCAGCAACTCTACCACTAAGTTTATCAAGTTGAACTATTCCTTTATCATCTTTTTTATTCAACTGTTCAAATACATTATTGAATACATTTCTATCAAATGGCTTATCTCCAAACATGTTTGGAGGAGTGCTAAAATCTTCTCGTTGATAATCTTTAAGTAATTCGGTAGTTGATTTATTGCATCTAGGATCTGAATAACCAGCTGGAGCAAGAGTATATCCTGATGTAAAATCTGCTTTTTGATTAAATTTATCATTAAACTTGTCACAAAAATCTTCTTTGTTATATTCGCCAATGAATTCGCTTACTGGAAGATATTTAACTTCATCATTACCTATGGAATTTAACTTTAATTCATAAAATGTTTTAGGATTCTTCGTTGGTCTTTTTGTTGGATCTTTTAAATATGTATTTACTTGTTTAATAGCTTCTCTAACAACAGCATATGTTTTTTCGTTACCACCTTTGTCTGGATGATGATTTAAAAGTATTTTAGAGCATGCAATCTTAAAATCGTTCATAGAAATATTTTCTGATATTCCAAGTATTTCAAAAGGATCTTGTTCAAGTATAACAGCATTTGGATCTATTTTTGTGTCCATTTCAGTAAGTATATAGCTCTATATATACAAAGTTTTTAATATTGAAACGTGATATAATTAAGAATACGTATAGAGCATCAAACATTAAGTACCAAATACCAAGCATCAGAGACTAAAATAGAATGTTATATTATTTGATTGATAATATCTTATTTCTAGTAGTGAATTACGTATTTCTGTTGTTTTACATGTAGCGAAGCAATATCCAGAGCCGTTAATTATGCTATTACGTAGTACATATTCGGCAAGAGCATTTTGTAAATCAAATATAGTTATTTCTTTTTGATCGTCATCACTAATATAATGAATACGGATTCCAGCAGGAGGATATGTTACCATTATTTCTCTCCTCTTTATTAATTATAATAATAAAAAATAGAATTTATTCAGACATTTTTTATTATAAAATATAATAAAGAGGAGAGAAATAATAAAAATAATAAATGTGCAACAATATTTTGGATTTCACAAATTATTTAACATCTAAAACTCCGGTTGTTTTAGATGTGTACACTTTACCATTTCAAAATGATCCAGTATTTGGTCTTAAATTTTATTTAAATCCGTGCAATGAAAGTCTTCTCAAAGAAGATTCTCCATCGTGGCATTTAATATTACACAAAGAAGGAAGTTTTTTTAGACATATTAGTGGCGAATCAGAATATTGTGATCTTTATTTAGATGTTAATAACTCAGATAAAGATACTATAATTATAAGAGGCCATAATTCCAAAATTTATTCATTATGTATGAAATTAGAGATTAAATATCATATGAACACATTTATTGCTCTCTTGTATACTGGAGTTAAAGAGACAAAACATTCATTATTAGATTTCAAAAATGTTTACGCGATTGAAAAAATCCTAATATCTAATATCTAATATCTAATATAAAAGCATATAAATAAAAATGAAATTACAAAATTAAATAACTTTGATTTACAAAATAAATGTCATTACAAAGTTTAACAGATGATCAAAAACGTGTATTTGATGAATTTGTCAAATTTATTCATAGCAATGAGTCTGTTTTTGTTGTGTGTGGTAGCGCTGGTGTCGGAAAGAGTCATATTACAAAGTATTTTGCAAACTATTTAGCAGACAATTACAAATTGTGTGGTGTGGCTCCAACTCATAAGGCAAAACATATATTAAATCAAATGCTGAATAACAGGAGAATTAAGCCAATAACAACTTATACATTATCATCTTTACTCGGAAAAATAAAGGATCATAGTTATATTGGAACTCATAAATTCACTCATGGAGATGATAAAAAGATGTCACAATATGATTTTTTTATTTTAGATGAGGTTTCAATGGTAGCAGATAAAGATTTGAAAATATTACTATCATATGTTATGAATAATAATAAAAAAATAATTTTGATAGGAGATAGGTGCCAATTACCATCACCATCGCAGGCTATTATTAAAGTAAATAGAAATGAATGTAGAAAGCAAGAAAGTATGGCTTTTTCTGATCAATTTCAAATGTGTGAATTAACTGAAATAGTAAGACAAGCAAAAGAATCTCCTATCATTGAATTAGCAACATTTATTAGAGATAATATGACAAAAGATATAGATTTACCATCATCATTGACAATTAAATCTATATCGATTGATAAATTTGCGACAGAATATCTCGAATATACAAAACAATATCCACATACTACAAGATGTATTGCATACACTAATGCATCAGTTTATGAATTTAATAAAAGAGTTAGATCTCTTATGGGATATAACGAAAAATATCATAAAGGAGAAATGCTTACAGCTTATACAAGTATTGGATTTCCAT